CCTTGGCTCGGCGTTCATCGTGGTATCCACGGGTGAACTTCTTAAGTCTAGCCTGAACCTTTTCGTCGTAAGAGGTTAACTCGTCGTCGGTTAGGTCTTCGGGCGGTGGGGCAGCCTTGCGGTTGCGATCCTTTGCCGGGGTATCGTCTTCAATTTCTAATTCAAATGTCGACTCTTCTTTGGTAGTCTGTTTATCAGGAAACTCAGAATCGTCACCAATATGTTTTGGCAGTGGCATGTTTTACTCCTTATGATGCACGTGAAATTCCACGGGGGTCTTCAACAACCGCTTCAACCGAATCATCATTGATGATGCGGAATTCACGGCCATGAATCTTCAGGCGGGTGCCTGAATTGGGGCGGACGATGACGAAGTCACCCTCCTTGCAACTCGGCCCACTAGGGAATCGAGTGGCGTCTTTGTAGCAGTCAGGACCTAGCTTGACGACAAACAGCACTGGAGTTAGCACCTCTTCGTAATGGATAGTCTGGCTAGCCTTGATTAGCGAACTATCTTCAAACTCTTCAGGCGCGTCAGGTATGACGCAGAGCATCATAAATCTTTTGGGATCCGGCAACTGCTTGGCTTTTTCTTCGGGTGTCTTATTTAAAATACCCGATAAATCTACCGCAGCGACATTAAAATCACTCATTTTCCATCCTTTGCACAAAGTCTTTAATCATATTGTCAGCGTGGGTTAGACCAAGGATAACTCCACAGACATGTTGGTAATCGGAAAAATCCGATGCACGACCCGAGTTAATATATTGCTCTCGGTCATACCGCATTTTTCCAATTTCCTTTTGCACAAGCTCTAAGACTTGGTATTCACTTGACATTTAGTTCCTTCCGGGGGTTCTGGGGCGATTCATCATTGCTTTACTTTTGGCAATATCTGCCCCGATTCGCAGACCTTCAAGTTCTTGCTGACGCTCCAGTTTGTCCTTGGTGGCTGCGGCTGTTGCTGCCACTTGCATGGCGGCAATTTCTTTTTGAGACTCAATCCGAGACTCCTCAATCCGAAGCTGGTCAGCTTTCGAGGCGGCATCTATCTGCATCTTTTGCTGTTTAAGTTGAAGCTCACCCTGTTTAATTTGCAGTTCTTGCTGTTGCATTTGTACAACAGGATCTTGCATTTGTTGCTGCGCGGCTTGCTGTTGGGCTTCGGCGGTGTTCTTTTGGAACATTTGCTGTGCAGCTTGAGCGGCCATCTGAGCAATCTGATTTGCCAGTTCTGGGCTGACAGTTTTGTTTTGGTCCTCTGTGGGAAGAGGAAGACCCATAGCCTCTTGGATTTGCCGACGGTATTCAAATCCCAAATGTTCATTGATGTGGGCCATCATTGAAGCTTGGATCATTTGCGCTTGTGGGTTTTGAGCCATTAATTGAGCAATCTTGGGATCCTGCATAGCAAGCATGTGGACTTGGATGTGAGCCTGATGGTTCTGCTCCATGAAAGCTTTGATTGGCTTATTAATCAATGCCTGCTGATTTTCAGAAACTGGATCAATTGGAGTCTCATCTTCCTCTGTCGGAATGAGTTTATTTGCGTTCTTGATTCCCAAGACCTCAATCATCTGACGATGTAGTAAAGGCATGTTGTACAACTGAGGAGCCGTCTGAGCCAACTGAAGAACCGCTTGGTACTGGACAACCTTCTGAGCCATAGTGGAGGCGTTTGGGTCAGACACGGGGATCACGGTTACATTGTCGTAATCTGCCTTCTTAGCCCGGGCGGTGCCCTCTTCCGGCTCGTACTCGTATTCTTCCGGCGTGTAGTCAGCAATGATGGTCTTGAGTAATTTAAACTCTTGCTTCATCGTAAAGTGCATACGTGACTGCACTGCACCCATGACCTTGAGTGTGCGCTCGAGAAGGGCCAGAGTCGTTCCGACCGGCGCATTGGCCGACATGTCGCTTACGTTTAAATCACCGCTGGAAGCAAAAGCACGACCTTCTTGGACGATGTTTTGGAACAGGGCAAACAGAACCTGACTTGGTTCCTTATAAGGCAGCGGGAGAATGTTGTCGCGGATAGAACCAGACGGAACGTCCACATCACGGAACTCACCCGGTTGAATTGGAGTGTCATCACCCTTAATCCGCAGGCCGCGAGACTTAAGACCGCCGGGGAGGTTGGAGAGAGTGCCCGCATCCACCAACTGGCGAATGATCATCGTAGCCGACTTAGCATATCCACCAATCAGGTGGATCAGACCATATCCGTAAAAGCCAAATCCGGGGATGTATTGGTAATGAACAAAGTGCTGGCGCTTCATGTGAAGACGGTCGCCCTCGTACCAATTTCGGCGAATAGCTAGAATCTTACCCGTACCCTTCTCCACCGTAACGACATAAGGCAAAGCAATTCCAGTCATCTCGCCTTTTTTGTCCTTGTCTTCATAACCCTTTAGGTCAAGGTCAACATGCATCTCAAGCATGCGGTAGCGGTCGTCTTGAATTGCAGACATGCCATCTTCTTTGGCCTTCTGCTGCTCGATATCATCTAACTCAACCGATGGCTCACCCAACTCGATGTCCCGATAGAACTCGGCCTGCTGAAGACGGATCAGCTCGTTCTCGGTTTTACGCATCACATGGGTAACACGCTCTGCGCTCTCTATATCCTTAGCCCCATAAGGAACAACGATGTCTTCTGCACCGATAAACACGGCCATCTGACGGCCTTTGCTTGGGTCGTAATAAACTTTCTTGAATGCAGACCCCGCAATTGGTAAAGACCAAAGCATCTTTTCATGCTCAGGACGGTACTCTGTCATCACGTCAGTCAATTGATAATTCATGTCAGCCTGAACGCGCAGGGCTGCTTCTTCTTTTTCTGGCGTGTCTTTTCCAATAATCTGCGTCTTCACCGGGCCCGCCGCAGGGAAGGTCTCCATGATTCCTTCCGCCTGAAAGCGCACAACTGACTCAGTCAACATGGGATGGAAGACACCGCAGGCACCAAGCCACGGCTCGGTACGCTCTTCATATTTCAATCCAAGTAACTTTAAGCCATCGACATAAGTCTGAACCCACTCTTTACGATCTCGCTGGTCTTTCTCAAAATCAGACACCAGTTCAGACCCGAGAGCGTCCAGAGCGTTTTCGTCCATGTACTCAGCGAGGTTCTCGTCGAACTCTTCTGCGCTGTCGTTAGCCGGGAGGAGATCGATCTCCAGTCCGCCAATTCCAATACTCACCGACTCCGGGTCTTCGATCTCAATTTCAATTTCTGGTACTGTGTTGTCTATTAAATCCAGACCTTGTGGGGCGGCGTAAAGACCTTTGCTGATTGCCATAACGTTCCTTTAAACGGTGTAGTACCGCTCACGGCGGTTTCTTTGAAAATAAAGTTCGTCTCTTTCCTCGTCAGACTCAAGCCGAATAAACCCGCCGCGCCGATAACGCAGCAACGCTTGGCTCATGGAGTCTACCAAATCGTCGTGCTCTCCAGAAGGAAAACTCGCAACTTCCTCAATCAACTCTTCAGCCCAATGCGTATTAGGAACCCACACATGCCCAGATGCAAACATGTCGGCCACCGCATTGAGACGCGCTATTTTGTCATTTCCTTTGGTGGGTGTGTACTCCTGAACCGGAATTCCCATCTGTCTTAACTCAAAGATTAACGGCGATCCCGCCGCTTTCGCCTCAACAATTAAAGAATCAACCTCCCACTCATTGAATTCTTGAAAAGCCCGCATCTTAAGCTCTGGGAACTCCATCCGCTTCTTAAAAGCATTGAGCAAAATGATGTTCGCCCGGTTAATACCCTTGTCGTCATCCTGATAAAACACACCCCAAGTCGTACAGGCCGAATAGTCAGCCCTTTCCGTCTTCAAAAACGCTGTATCCCACGATTGAATGATAAATTCACAACTAGGCGGGTTGTCTTCCTCCCAAATCTTCCACCATTCCCGCTTAATAATCGCAGAAACATCAGAAGTGGGCTGCTGCATGTACTGAGCTTGCCACTTACTAGACGGCAACTCCGCCCGAAGAGCCTCCAGCTCCTTCACATCCCAGAATTCCGGCCACATAGCGTTACCAGACGG